GTCATCAACTATAGAACTAATGTCTGCACCTGTCTTTGATTCAATTCGCAGCAAAACTTTGTTCTTTGCACCAACCGGAATACCTTTAATATCCTTTAAATCCGTAAACCCACTAGCAACATCTCTAACAGGTGTTGCACTTGCTATTCGATCGTTTATCCACTCGCCACCTTCTTCAAAAACAGCAAGTCCATCGTCTGTGAGCTGCATTCCTCGATAAATCGTTTGTTTACGAGTTGGAGCGCGATCAATAAGTGCTTTGAACTGAGCACTTAACTTTGGATCATTACGAATTTTAATAACGCCATCAGGCGTATTTACCCACATTTTAACAAGTTTACGCTCACTTGAAGTAACTGACGCCTTCCAAGCCCGAAGTGCTTTATCATAGTCCACAACTGGAACAATCGGCGGAGCGACTAGCGGAGGAGCAACAGTTCCTCCAGCATGCTCGAGCGCCTTCTTCATCGACTGGAACTTCTTCCCGTCCGGGGAGACGTAGACCTTGTACTTCCGTCCCTTCCCCGTGACTCGGTTCTCGATCTTCCAGCCGTCAGGGAGAACCTTCGGCGGCTTCGGCGGAGAGATCGGCGGAGTTGGCGGAGGAGGAGCAATCGGCGGAGGAGGCGGAGGCATGACAGCAACCACGTGCTCTTTAGCCTTCTTGAGCGACTGGAACTGCTTCCCGTCGGGACTCCTGTAGACCTTGTACTTTCGCCCGGAGCTCAGGACTCTCGTCTCGACCGACCAGCCGGTCGGGAGACCTACGGTCTGTCCCTCGGCCACTGTCAGGAGGTCTGGAGCCGTCAAGGACCCGGGAGCGTTCGGTGACATCCTGATCGGAGCCGAGCTGACTGCCTTGGGCCCGGGAGAGCTGACCCTGACGCCTGCCTTCTTCTGGAGCTGGCGAAGAGAGACGGGTCGACCGCGCTGATCGGCGAGATCTCTGGCGGTGATCTTCCCCTCGCGGAACAGCTTCGCTCTGCCCCTCCCCAGGACGTCGTTCTGGAGGCCGATCGGCTGCTTCTTCAGCCAGTCTCCCGCAGTGACCTTGCTCGGGACCTTGCCGTTGAGCCAACCCTTTGTCTCTGGCGAAGCAGCCCTGAACTCTGGCGCGGTCTTCGGGACCGCACCTGACTTGAGCAGCTCGTCCCACGACTTGAGCACCGGGACGGTAGTCGAGCGACACTGGTGGTGAGCGGGTGGACGGATGCCTTTCCCGACTGGAAGCGTTCGCCCGTCCAGGGAGATACATACGTCGCTCGTCCTTCGATCCAGAGTCGAAACCCACTGGACCTCCTTAACGACATCCGTGTTCTCCGCATACGTCGCCTCCCTGGCTCGCGTGACCACGTGGTTCGTGGCTGTCCTGGTGACTACCGCAGCTTTCCTGGCCGTGGTGTTGAGCTCCTTGGCCCATCTGCGCGCGATCAGGGCGGAGGACTCCCCCTCAACTAGCCCGATGTTGAGCTGATCCGTGAGTCGTCGACGAGTCCCTTGGGCGATTTGCCTCCAATGGTCGCGAAGGTGCCGTCCCTGGAAAGGACGAGACGTGGCGATGGAGCGCAGCAGCTCTGGACTCGGACGCTTCAGGTCAATGTTGAAGGGGAGTGCTCTGCCGATCGCAGCTCGCTGCCACTGATCCTCGCTCATGGCCAGCTTGCGAAGATCAGGAGTAAGCTTCTCGTGAGCAGCTCGAGCGATCGCCGAAGTCCCGTCGGTGATTACTTGATTGAGCTCGGTGAGTTGTTTGGTCGACCACGGGCCGGTGTCGTAGCCCCTGCTCTTGATTCGCTCCAGGCGAGTGAGCATCTTCGCCTTGAGGTCCGGGATGACCTTGCCGTTGAGGTGCCCGACGACTCGGCGAACCTGACCTTCCTTGAAGCGCTCTATCCTGACTGCCTGCCAGATCGCCTCTGACTGCAGCTGAGCATTCGCGGTCGCTTCTTCGACCAGTCTGGGAGCTCTCAGGACGGACATGCGCAGTTTCCTGGACTAGAGCTCGTTGAGGACTCGAAGACCCTTGGCTTCGGCTTCCTTCTCGGCGATCAGATCGGTCGTTGCCTTCTTCGCGGCCTTGAGTCGCTTTGGATCTGCCTTGATGATCTCGGCCTCCATCAGGGCCTGAGCATCCCAGCGAGCACTAAGGTCGGCGTCAGACAGTTCTTTCGGCATCACTCTTCCTCTCCTTCACTCTCGTCTTCAGGATCCTCGATGTCTTCCATGTCATCGATCGACGGACCCTCGGATTCGATCTGGACGATCTCCTTCTCGACTTCCACGCTGTCTGCCAGACGACCTCGCCGCTTGATCTCGGCGAGGAAGGTTTTGAGCGACAGCTTCCCGGCCACAACGGCCTTGAGCAGGAAGTCCAGCTCGCTGTCATTCGTGACCGCGATACGAAAGTCTGAGAAGATGTCGAGCTTGAAGTCGTCCTTCAGATCGACCTTATGCCACTTCGCCGCCATCTCGTAGCACTCTCGGATGGCGGTTTCGATCGCTCTGATCCAGGACTGGATCCAGGTCTGGTTCCTGTTCTCGTCGATTCCCTTCTCGGTGGCCGTGACCGCGGTTGCTCTGCGCATCTGCGGCTGGAGTCCTTCGATCTCCATCCTGCGCTCCAGGTCCTCCAGGTCGTCTCGACCGGCTCCGATCGCTGTTCCTCTGTGCTCAACAACGCTCATCTTGGCGTCGGGGTTGGTGGACCGAATCACGTTCGTCGGCCCAAGCGCCATCTTTTCGCCCATCTCAGCCTTCGAGACGCCGCTCTGGAACAGGATCCCGAACCTGGAGAACCTGAGGATGTTGCGCTGATCCGACATGGACTGCCAGTGCGCTAGGTTCAACCAGGCCATCCCTTCCAGCGGCGGGTTGGCCTCCAGGAGACCGGACTTGTCGTCCGCGTAGGCCGTCACCAGGAAGACTTCTCCGAATGTGTGCTTGCCGTCGTCGATCATCGACCACGACTCGCTGTCTGCCGCCGAGTTCTCGGTGTTCTTGCGCCAGAGCTGCCACTCGGTCTTGGTCACGACCCGAACGTGCGGAACCTCCCTGACCATGTAGCTGCCGCTCGACTCCTCGCGCGTCTCGACGATCCTGACGGACTCCAGGGACGGTCTGCCAGCACTGTCGGGAACCGTCCGCCAGCCGACGAGATCGATGGGAGAGACTCGAACGAAGACCGCTCTGGCTCCGGCCAGCTTCTCGTCCTCGATGCTAGCCTTCTCCTTGCCATCTTCGTTCTGGACGATCCTGGAGAAGTCCACGAGCACATGGCACTTCCCGTATGTGGCCATGTCGGAGAACAGCTGGCGACCGAGCTGAGTGAGAGACTTCCCGGAGCGGTCTACGTCGGCCTCCAGGTACTCGAGCACCTCTGGAGGTTCGAGCACGATCACCGGCCGACTGAACGGCTCGGCGGAGAGCTGGGTGATCGTGTTCTTGAGCGCCTCGAAGAGGACAGTCCGGGCGAGACGCGCGTCGTAAGCAGTTTGCTTCTCGGCCGGCTCCTTGGGCAACCACTTCTCGGCTTGAGCCCTCATTCGCAACGTTCCGCCGAGCAGGTCGACGATCAGGTCCCATCGCTTTGCCATGCGATCGTAGGCCGGGATGGTCGTGTCGACTCGATCTTCCTTTACGTCTCGTGCTACAGCCATCTCGTCTCCTTTACGACAATGCTTGCAGCACAACGCCGCCAATTGCTGCTGCTGCTGTCACGCTACCGACCCACAGCAGGAGCCTGGTCCTGTCCCAGATGCGAGCTATTTGAGTGACTAGACCTTCCTTGCCGTTTCCCAGCAAAACTGCGTCATGTCTTGCCACTTTGTCCTCCAGGGCATGAGCATCTTCGCGAGTATTCCTGATCCGATTGTCCATCCGGATCAAGATCTCTCGCAAGTTGGGCAAAATGCACTTCGCTGTACCTGTCAACGGACAAGCCTCCTCATCTACTTCTGGCAAGTCCAACCGCCCACTGTCGTCACCGATCGCCATTCGTACCTCCAAACCTAGCTCTCCCGGGCAGACCTCATGATGGCATGTCTGCCCTCGTGTCGGCCGGAGGCGCCGTCAGGTTACTTCCTTGGTTTTGAGGCAGGCAAGCACTTCGTCTATCACGTCTTGCTGCTCGTACGTCTCCGTGTTCTCGATCACGAAGTCCTTCAACCGGTTTCGCGACTCGCCGGCAATGTCGGTGATGATCTTCCCGGTCGTCTTGTCGACCGCGACTTCCTTCTCTGTGACGAGCTTCGTCTGCTCGATGGCTCGCGCCAGGAGCACTGCGACTTCCATGGTCAGCGTCATGTCACGGACTGCCTTCGTCTTGCCTTGAGCGGCCAACCTGGCACGCAGCAAGCCGAGGAACGCGAGGAACGCGACAAGAACTCCCAGGCCGGCCACAATGACGGGCGTCCAGTCCATCTCGGCTGTCATGCTCTCGCTCCTGCACCCCCGGGGGGTCGAGTTCTTTCGCACCCCCGGGAGGCCAGTTGACTACGCCTGCTCGAACCGATCGACCGCGTTGTCCTTGTCGAATCGAATGGCCGCTTTCTGCTCGTCCGTAAGCTTCTCGTGGATGTCCAAGCCCTCGATCTTGCCGACGGCCTCGATGATCCCGGTTCCGATCTTGAGCGCCGTCAGGATCGCAAAGATGGTTTCCGGCCCCATCAGTCACCTCCTGGAGTATCGGGTTCCTCGACCGGCGTCTCGATCGGTTCCTCGGCTTCCGCATCTGCAGTCGCTTGACCTTTAGCGAGTTCCTGCTCAAGGACCGTCATAGCGGCCATGAAGACAGTTAGCGCGCTCTTGAAGTCCGTGAGATCGCCGCTTCCGACCACGAGGAGAGCTTCCATCGTGTCCAGGGCCTTGTCGCCAGCGAGCACGAAGGGAAGGATCCTGGCCTTGTCCGCTTCGTCCAGGAACCCTCCTTCCTTCAGCTCGCTCATGAGGTTGACTGCTTGAGTGAAGGTGATGGACGCTGCGGCCCATTGCTTCTCTGGTGTCGGTGTTGACACACAGCCTGAAACCAGTACGATCATGACGAGGATCACGCTGGCCGAAGTCAGAGTTCTTCGCATGGTGCGATTCTCCTTCCAGTGAATCAAATACGAATCAGCCACCCATCATGACCCGACCTGATCGAGATCTTGCCAGCGTGTCGCGAGCTAGACGTCCGTCCTGTCAGCGATCGGACCGCCGGAGAGCGGGAAGTATTCGTTCAGGTAGTAGCCGAAGGCGTCGGAGATATGCGTCAAGGGACCGTTCTTCTCCTTGATGACCTCTCCCGCCGAGTCAGCTTCGACCCCCTCCAGGTCGCGGATCAAGTTCGGACAGCGCTTCGGGTTGATGAGCACTCCGACCTCTCCGCTTGCAGCGACTAGTCTGGTGTTGACTGAGTTCACGCGAACTCTGACCGGAGGATTGGCCCTGGGAACCATGTCCTTGTACCTGTGACCGAAAGTAGGCTTGAGCATCGTCTCGATGATGTCCCAGTCTGAGCCCTCCACGGCCGCGGTAGTCTTCGCACCTCCGGTCGCGTCCCCGTGGATGAACACGTCCTGAGTGTGCTTGCCCCAGTCGGTCAGGAGCCTGGTACAGATCTTCCTGGTGTTCGAGTTCCTCGGCTTCCAGACTTCGCCGATCGCGCACGTGAGCGTGTCGTGCAATTTGTTCGCGTGCACGCCCGGATACCAGTCGACTGGATGCTCCTGGAGGACGAGAGCGATCCCAGGCGAGCGGTTGAAGTCGAAGCAGAGGTGGATCGGCAAGCCGGGATCGTATCGAGTGGCGACGGTGACGTTGCTCTCGGGCTCGAAGGCGTAGTAGGCTTGCCCCTCGAGAGTGATAAACCTCGCCAAGTACTCTTGCTGGTAGATCAGCTTGTCCATCGCCGACTGGGCATCGGCCAGCTCCTCGGCGGCAGCTTCCTCGCCGAGCCAGAGGTGCAGGACTTCTTCCGTGGTCCAGTGATGATACGCGCCATTGCGCTTCCCGTCCTGAACGTCGCAAGCCAGGGAGTAGTAGTGATTGCGACCTTCCGGCACTCCCTCGATGTCGATCCAGCCGCCTCTCGTCATCATCGGCCTGATGATCTCGTCCAGGACGTTGGACTTGCAGTTGCCGAACTCCGTGATGACTCCGCCGTCCCAGTCCCTGCCCTCGATGCGCTGCGGCTTGTCCAGGCCGGCCACCCAGATCTGCGCTCCGTTCACGAGCTTGATCTTCAGCTCGCCGTCTGAGATCGCCTCTCGTCGGTGTCCCTGAAGGGCCCAGTTAGGAACGAGGAGCTTGAGGTCGTCCCAGAAGATGTTCTTCGCCTGCTGCTGGGTCGGAGCGCAACAGAAGAACCTGGCGTCGTGATACAGGGAGTGGGCCAGCGCTCCCAGCACCACTCGCCTCTTCGCTCCCTCGGTCTTGAAGGAACGTCTCCCGGCCACGACCACGTTCACGCGATCGGTCGACTCGACGTAGTTGAGCTGTTCCCTGGACAGGACGGCGGGATGCCACCTGTCGGTCATGAGCTCGCGAACGGCCTCGGCCTGAGTCATCGTCATCGCTCGCTCCTGATCCATCGTCCTGCCACCCATCGATCTCCATGCCGTCGATACCCGCGATCGATCGGAGCGTCCAGATACACGCGGCTGCTGGAGATGTAGTGCATCACGTAGTTCGCATAGAGATCTGAACCCTCGATCGGAACGGCGTAGTCACCACCCGCAGGATCGTAGATCAGCCAGCTGCCGTCCGTCCTGACCTCGAGCCAGAAGTGCGGAGGTGCTTCCTCGTAGTAGTTGTGAGTCGCACTGGCGAAACGCATGTCGCTTCGCAGGATTCCATATTCAGCAAGCCAGTCAGCGAATTCCTGCGCCATGTC